TAGACGATTTGCAATTAATCAAAGAGCACTTGGCGTTGGGGTTCTTGGGTGGCATTCTTTATTACAATCCAAAATGGTGGCATTTGAATCAATGGATGCGAAAATATTGAATATGGAAATCTGGAAACATATTCGTGAGCATTCTGATAAAGCTTCTGAAGAACTTGCTGGAATTTTTGGCGAGGCTCCTATTTTAGAAGGATACAATAGAAGAAATACAACAACACTGGCAGTTGCACCAACTACAAGCAGTTCATTTATTTTAGGTCAATCTTCTCCATCAATAGAACCATTGAATAGTAATTATTTTGTTAAAGATCTTGCTAAAGGTAAATTTACTTTTAAAAATCCACATTTGGAAAATCTTTTAAAGAGTAAAGAAAAGAACGATCAAGAAACTTGGAAATCTATACTTATCAAAGGTGGATCAGTTCAACATTTAGATTTTCTTTCTCAAGAAGAAAAAGATGTTTTTAAAACGTTTGGTGAAATTTCTCAAAAGGAAATTATCATACAAGCTGCACAAAGACAAAAATTTATTGATCAAGGTCAATCTCTTAACTTGATGATACCTCCTAACGCAAAACCCAAAGAAGTCAACGAGCTTATGATTTTTGCATGGGAGCAAGGTATAAAAGGATTATATTATCAAAGAAGTTCAAATCCGTCTCAAGAATTAGCAAGATCAATTTTAACTTGTTCCACTTGTGAATCATAATAAACAAATTAAACATATGAAAAACTGGGTATATAAAGCAAACAAAGAGGAGGAAGCTCCTCAAAATCAACCAATATTTTTAAACCTTCAAACACCATCTGCAAATGAAGGATGGTCGGTTCAGTCTAATATTAAAGTTTTAGAAAATAAAATATTATTCTATTCTGATATAGATGCCAATTCAATTTTGGAATTGAATAAGCTTTTGTTGGAGATAGATGTTAAATTACAAAATACTAAAAATGCATTGGGTGATTGTTTCGATCCTATTTGCCACTTACATTTATGCACATACGGTGGGGAAATCTTCCCAGCATTTTCAACTGTTGATATAATTAGAAAAATGAAATCTAAAGTATATACACATGTTGATGGTTCAGTAGCAAGTGCTGGTACTTTAATTTCAGCAATTGGTAATAAGAGATTCATGGGAAAACATGCACATCTTTTAATTCATCAATTAAGTGGTGGAATGTATGGAAAGTTCAGCGAAATGGAAGATGAATTTTACAACTCCACAACATTAATGAAACTTATTAAGTCTTTCTATAAAGAAACCACTAAAATTCCAATGAAAAAGTTAGATGATCTTTTGAAGAAAGATATTTGGCTAACTGCTGATGAATGTTTGGAATTTGGAATAATCGATGAGATTGTTTGATTAAGGAGCAACTTCAGCCCTTCTTCTTTCGTGTTTTTGAGCTAATGCTGTAGAAAAAGCACCATGCGTGTTTATTCTCTCATTAGCTGCAAATTTACGAACATCTGAATTTGAACTTGTTAATCTCAAAGGAAGATTTGGGAAATGATGACTGTGTGGATAATTTATAATCAAATTATCATCAGCCAACGCATAAACAGTTAACCATCCCCATTCTGGATCAAATACTTCACCAATTGGAAGTGTTCTTGGGGCTGTGCAATTGAATCTACCGTACAATGTAGTATCTAAAGTTTGTTGAATTTCGATTGGTGCAGTTATATGATGTAGATAAACTTCACCTTCTGTATAAAGACCTCCGCCAATTATTGTATTATTTTTAACACCTAATGAACTTTCTATATAGACCTGTCTGTTTGTTCTTAAAGATATAGATTTTAATGATACTAATTCAACAACGCTTTCTGAATGTAAGTGTATACCATGAAGAGCACTTATATTAACTTTTTGGAATCCCATTTTTAAATTACTACCTCCTAATTCAATAGAACCCGTGGATTTTAAATTAATTCCTCCTGATCCTACATTTAAATTATATTTATTTCCCACTGTTTTATTTTCATTTCCACACGGAAATGTTGAAGAATTATCAATATCTTCAACAATTGGTACATAATCGTGATTTTTGAAAGCACCTGATGCTGATACTACAACTTCTATTGGTTGACTTCTTCCTTTGGTATCTATTCTTATAGATGGATAATCATTGAAAATAGCACCAACGGTATCTGATTTATTTCTTTTAACGAATGAAATATCATCGCCACCATTTCCCATTTGTGCTTCTATAGCGTTTAAAGCACTATCTTGTAAATTTTTTATAGAATTTCCAATATTAGTAGACTGCGTGTTGGGTGTCCAAGATCCGTCTTCGGTAGCTGCTGAATTAGAAGATCCAAATTCTAAAACACCAGGAGCAGCAGATCCATTAACACCCGCAGCCAAATCGACATCAGATGTGGTTACATCTTTCGGAGTTGCTGGTTCTGTGTCCCTATATGGCATAGGAACATAATCAACAACTTCATCTGTTGATGCATTTCTAATAGGTGTTTTAATGTATCCTCCGAAATTATTTTCAACTGGAACGATAGTTTGATTTAATGTTGGATTTGAAGATCTAGTTCCACTTGTTGGTGTAGTTGGACCGTTTGGAAAGCTTGCGCCGCCTCTATTAATTTTAAATCTGGAATTAGCATTTGCTATTGTTTTATATGCAGCTTTCCATTGTTTAAATGCGTCTATTTCTGAATCTCCATAAGTTCCTTTAAATGAATATGAATTTTCTCCAACTCTTTCTATTTTGTCTTTTACTACATATTCTGAATCTGTACCACCTACAGTTTTATAATTATCGTTTATTACAATTAATTGTTTATTATTAGAAGCTAATTCGCTTGTAACTATATTTGTAAAATTTAAATTACTTCCGCTTCTATGAGAGATTTGTATTTTTTCTTTTTCGGTAGAATTATCAATATCTATCGAACCCCCCCTTTGATTTATAATTGTTCTATTTTTATATCTTAAAGACACTTGAATTATTTAAGGTTTAATTTTCAAAATCAACAGGATATGATGGGCTCATTTTTGTTGTATTATCAGTATCATTGATCAATGTGAGTTCTCTATAATCTTTCATAGTTCCAAAATAAACAGGGAAATTGAAATCTCCTTGCCAATGGAATACCCAAACTTTAGAACCCACTTCTGGAATACCAAAAACGCCCTTTGCTTTGTTTGTGTGTGATGATGGTTTATATAAAAAACTATAAGGATTGCATTGTGCTGAAAAATTAGCAGTTGGATTAGAAAAAGCATCTCCAATATATGTACCGCCATTTTCATATATAAATGATGGCGCAAATGATCCTTTTTCTAAAGATGGAGGCTCATCATTTATAACTTCAAATCCTTCAAGATAATTACAATCAGATATGGTTACTATTTTACCATCTTTATAATATCTACTGTTTCCACTTTCTCCTATAATTGGATAACAAGGTTCAGCCCATGGAATGTTTTTTGATATTTCTTCAAAAATATTAACATCTGACCATTTATCATCTGTATTATTTTCACCAGGTGTTTTTACTTCAATTTCATCATATGAATCAAACCACTCTTCGAAAGGCTGGTTTGATAATTCGGAAATGTAAATTTTAATTCTATTTAAACGAAGGGGATCGTTATTTTTAACAACAATTCCTCTATAAAAACCTTGATCGTTTTTACTAAATTCATTACCGCTTCCTGAACCTCCGATAAACATGTATTATTATTTAACTATATAATAAAAAACACCAGAATTTAATCTGGTGTTTAATATTTAAATTTAAATGTTTATTGTATTAATAATATCCCAAAACCCACTTTCTTCTATGCTCTGGTGTTGATACATCTCTGGTTCCAGAAAGTAAAAGAACTTGCGATGTTGGAGCTGATGAATTGAAAGTGAACACAGTGTAAGTATTATTACTTTCAATCAATGCCATGGTTTGATTATGATAAGCGCTGTTTATATTAAAAACGCTACCTCTAACAGTAGTTCTAACAACTTGAGCACTTAATGGAAGAGAGTTAAAAGCGAGTCCTTCGTGAGTAGAAGAAAGAGCAAGGATTCCGACACCAGCCGCTGTCAATGGAAAAGAATTGGTAGGAGCTGTTGGATTTCCTATCCCTACTAAAACTGCTGATAAGATATTTGTATCAAATGTATAACTAGCCATAATATTATTTAGTTATTTGTTTTTATTTTTTATATTATAAGATGAATAATAAAGATCCACAATCCCATATTTTATAAAATTTAGACTCTTTCATTATCATTTCTTCAGTTTTTTGTTCATCATAATTTAAAAAATGTTTTAATTTATTTTTTTGAAATTTTAATCTATGTAGTCTGTTTTTGAAATCTTTCACATACCAGTAATTAGGAATAGTTGCTTTATCTAATTTAAAATTCAATTTTTTATAAAGATTACCATTACTCCATCTTCTATCTGCATATGAATAAATTTTTTCTGGACTGTGTTGATTTTTGAAAAAAGATAATAATTTACCAGCACCTCCAACAATATTAAAGTTGGCTATTGTTGCATATCTACCAAGCTCAAAAATTCCATTTATTGATTTGTTACCAGTCGCTAATCTTCCTTTGTTAAATGTCATAACTGCAACTAAACGAGTTTTATAAAACAAGCCATATTTAATATTTGTTTTGATATTTCCTTGTATGTGATATTTTTTTAAAAAATGTTCACATTGAATATTACTAATTTTTCCAACTTGACATTTTCTGGCTGGTATTTTTCTTTTTACAAGACTTAATTTACTTTTTAATCTATTAATTACAATTTTAGGTTTGTTATAAATTTCATCAGCGAAAATATTTATTAAATTTATTCCTTGATGTTCACATTCTTCTAATTTAGAAATATGATCATTTTTTGAATATGTTTTATTTGCAGTTGAATGCCAATATAATCCGCTGGTTTCTATTCCTAAATTCTTAGAAGGTATGTAAAAATCAATTTCTCTTCCAGATTCTAATTTTCTATATCTGAATATATATTCAATTTTATATTTATCCAAAAACTTCTTAATGAATATTTCTAAATCTGTTCCTTTAGGTTTGCAATTATCACATATAGGAGCGCAACCATTATCAAAAGATGATATAAAATTAGAGTTACATTTTTTACAAAACCATGGATATTTTTTATATCCTTTTACTCCATCATATTCTTCAAATTTAAACAATGGAATAAAATTTGTATACTTTGTAAAAATGGAATCGTAATGTTTTCTTTTTATTTTTTCAATTAACATTTTCTTACCATCGGAAGTTAAATTACTTTTACCTTTAACTTTTTCTTTAAATTCTTTAGTTTTTGTGTAATTAGAAACACCGTATTTTGATAAGTTAGTTTCTAATATTTTTTTCTTACCATATTCACTGGCTAATACATTAGTAGATCCGTACTTTTTTAAATTTGTTTGCTGTCTAACAGATATAATATCTGAAAAATTTTCATATCTACATTTATTAGAACAATATTTTGAAAATTCTTTTTTAGCAGTGTTGAATTTTTGTTTATTTCCGCAAACACATGTGGGATGTTTGTATATGTCATTCACAAAACAATATACCATTAAAGATATAGGAAAATGTAAATCTTCAGAAATTTTAGATTTGATATATTTAAATCCCTTTTCACTTACCAACTTTTTTAAGTTTTGTTCTTTGAAAAATCTAAAAGATCCATTGTACTTTTCATCAGATTCTTTTTGAATGATAGTTTTTATATCCATATAATTATTTATATTACATCCAAATATATTGTCAATTATTAAATATATAAAAAGAAACCATGGGGTCTTCGGCCCCCATGGTTTGATAGACTTTTTGAAGTACTTACTTCAGTCAGTTCACATTATAAGTATGTGGAAACTGTACCAGGAGTAAATGCTGCACCAAGACCTTTAACAATGATCAGATGGTAATAAAGATTCGCACCAAAGATATTATTAACGATTCCATAACGGGTCATGAGACCAACGCGAGGAGCGAAATCATTTGGTCCGATGGTTCTTTGAACCATGATCGGAATGTAAGGACAATAGATGATACCAGTGTCGTAGTACTCAGAACCCTTGTATCCAAGAAGAGCATACTCAACGCCTTGTCCAGAATTTGGACTATTGCGATAGTAGTTCGGTGAATAGAGAGTTTGATTTTGTACTTCGGTACGTGTATCACGATATACTGTGAAGCGGCTTCCTACAGTTCCTACCTTGGATACTCCGACACCAGCGGTTGTAACGTTTCCAGTGATTTCAAATGTCTTGAAGTCAGGAAGCATTTCAAGGATGGTGCAAACGCGAGGAGTTGCGATAACAAAGTTAGCAGCGCCTCTACGGTTACGAGCGGCCATACGACCAGCTTCGATGAGTAGCTTTTGATAGAAAGTGATATTACGCTCTGCAGTCCAACGACCGTCTGAACTTACTGGGCTCCAGAAGGAGTAACCAGCCCCGAATCCACCATTCATGGCGGATTGAATCATACGAATCACAACTTCACGGTCGATTTCGGCTTGAATCTCATATGACATAGCATTAGTGAGTTCACCGTCGATATCGATACCTTGCATGTTCTTAAGGTCTTGCTCAAGCTCAACAGACCAGCGAGTAGCAAGTCTGCGAGTTCCAGCTTCGACAGCGGTCTTTTCGAACTTCATCTCGATCTGAGGGATTTTACCTGTCAGTTCGTAGTTTGAAAGAAGTTCTGCAACACCACGGTCTGCATCTGCAAATGTCCACTCTCCGTTACCAGAGAGAGCACTTGAAGAAGTACCTGTGAATCGTGTGTCAAGAAGTTGATAACCAAGTTCGGTAGAGTTCGAGGCATCTGTACCAGAAAGGTAAGCAGTGCCATTAGCGCGGCTGGCGGTTGTAAATGCACGACCATCGACACCATCAGCACCGAGAGTCTCTTGCTGATAGGCATAACGAAGGGCGAAAGCAAGTCCAACTGGACCACCCATTGGCTGAACACCAACGATCTCGTTGGAAATCAACTCAGGAAAAGTACGGCGGATCATAGGAATGAGAATCTTTGGAAGGCGACTATCACCAGCGGCATAACCGTCAGTGTTAGGAATGGTTGATGGGCCTTGAGCGCCAGTAGCGCCAAAGATACCAGTACCAGTATTCGCTTCTTGGATGCACCATTGTTCTTGGTTTTCGAGAAGCATAGCTGTAGTTCTGTAAGTGTGCTCGTCGCGGATTGCTGGGATAGCATTGCTGCTATAATCCAGAACCTTTGACCACTTCTTTACAAGAGCGTCAGTTCTGCTTTCGTTAACTGGGGAATTAGGTTTCATATGTTTTACGTATATTTTCTGTTTCTATATTCAGGTCATAAGACCTCATGGTTCTTGGTGAAAATTATCTCTTACCGAAAACTTTTGATAATTCTTCAACATAGCTGTTGTATGAATCATCGGTTGTATTATTTACACTTTCTGAAACAACTTTCTGATATTCTGGAATGAAATCTACATCCATTTTCTTTTGTTTTGCTTCTTCGGTGATTGATTTGATTTTTTCTTTTTCTTTTTTATCAAAAAGACGAGAAACATAATCAAAATTTTCATTAACGAAATCGAATGATTTGTCTTTGAGAGTCTTTCTTATGAAAGACTTTTTCTCAGTTTCCATATTGGAAATTTTCTCTTCAATTAAAGCATTGACTCTAATATTGTTGAAGCTTTCTTGCAATGATGAAAGTTGCTTTTTCAATTCTGAATTTTCAGATTGAAGATTATCAATTTGAGTCTTGCCGTCAAGAACAGCTTCTTGAACAGACTCTTTCATTAATACTGAATCAACAGCTAAAACACCGCGAAGTTTTTCTAAAACATTATATGCGCTTTTGTTTTTAACAGCAGTTGCTAAATCTTCTTTTGAAATTGATTCTTCTAAAAACTCATCAAGATATGCACTAACTGCACCTACCATTTGCTTTTTGAAAGTAGCTGAATCTTCGTTCAACGCTCTTTCGTATTTGTTGACAACTTTAAGAAGTTTTTGAGTTCTGTCAGCATCAACGGCTTCTACAACTCTCTTCATCTTTGTACTATGATCTTTATCAATTGCTTGAATAAGTTGATCAAGTTTTTCAGCATAAACTTCGTCTTGTGATATAAGCGCTGCTTCGGTTGTTAATTCAACTTTCTTTTCAAAAGCTTCTTGAATTGCAACTAGTGATTCTTCACCGATTACACTTACGACTTCTTCGTTTAATAGATCTGTTATTTTCATAAATTAGAATAAGGGAGTTGATAGTTCATTCTCAATACGCTGTTGTATCTTTGAATTAAGAACGTCTGTTAAATATTTATTCGCAGCGTTGTAATTTTTTTCAAAAATACAATTAATAAATGCAGTAATGTCATTATTTTCGTTCAATTCTTGTTTTCTGTTGTAAGATCCTTTACCTTTCTTGGTTTTATGCACTTTAACAGGAGGTGCAGAATGTTTACGTTCTTTTGTTTTTGGACCTTTAAATGACATCTTTCCGTTATTTTTTTTCATTTGCTTGACAACGGATTCAGCATCTTCTTCTGGTTTTTCTTTTTTCTTTTTGCTTTTACCAGCTTTGGAGTATGCAATAGCAACTGCTTGCTTTTGAGCAGCTTTGTCTGACTTTGGTTTAGATGTTCCGATCTTTCCAGTCTTTTTATAAGATTTCATTTCCGTTGCTATATTAGCGGAAATTGTTTTATCTGATGATCCTTTTTTTAATGGCATAACAGTATTTAACTAAGTGAATTAATAAATTTTAAAATTTGATCTTTAAGATAAGAACCCATATCGTGTTTAGGTAATTTACCTATTGATTTTTCAAAATTTTCATAAATTTCTTCATACTTGCCATTATCAGAAACTACCCATTGTTTTGATTCTAAAATACCATTAACAAAGGCTTTTGGAAATGATGGATCTGCTACTGCATCAATAGCTACGAGCTTCATGTTTTTCACAAGATTGTATGATGATTCTTCTTGCAATGATCCTAATGCTCTTGTGGACATTCCAACTTTAACACCATCATTTATCAATGCTCTTAAAATTTGACCCATTGGTGTAGATAAAACTTTAGCTTTGCCGAAAAAAGCATTGTCGCTTTCATAAAGTTCAGTGACTAAATGACATGCTCTTTCAAGATTAACTTCAGCACTTGATGGATGATTGAGTTCTCCCATAGCTCTGCCAGGAGTTACCATTTCACTGATATAACGATTAACTTCTTCGCGTGTTTCATCTAGATTATACATGCGACGATTTTTATTAACTTGATTACATCCTATGAATGGACCTTTTACATATAAAGAGCTGCCTTTTTTTAAATTGTCTTGTTCTTCAACAATTTCGAATCTTTCTAAAAGTTCTGGATTTTCTGCAATCAGTCTAAGTTTCAATGCCATGAAATTATTTATCTTTTTATTATAAAAAATCTAATATTATTAATATCTTTATTAATTTACACTTTGTTTTCATTAAAAATATTGAAAACCTCTTCTGCTTCTTCTTCACTATCAAACCAATACCATCCATGAACAGGATATTCATACTGGTCTTTATTTTGCGCTACTAAAAAAATATCTGGACCTTCTACCCAATTAGGGGCGTATAGTATTTGATCATCTTCTTGTTTTTTATAGAATCCTGCTGTCATAAATTTATCCTGTTACTAGCCATCCTTTAAGGAAAGCGGTTCCTGTTCTTAGTTGCCTAAATCCCAAACTGTTTGCTCCACCAGAAGTCATTGGTCGTGATACGGTGATGCTTACATTAGGATTGATAGAAACCACTTGTGTTCTGTATCGTAGAGTACCTGACGGCGTACCAGTCGTAGTTAATGGTAATGCGGGACCACCCAAGGTTGCTGCTACTTGAAATGTACCTGCGGTTGCATTGACTACATAATAAATTCTATTAGTAACAATACCAGTCGTTGTTACTATAGTTGCAAAAGAAACTTCATCTCCATTACTTAAACCATGTGATGCTAAGTTGACCAGATCGCCAGCATCAGTAAATGTAACAGCTCTTGCTGTTGTAAGTGGTGATCCTGTTCCAGTAATTTGCATACCTGCAGAAATACCAGTGGTGTTTGTCATGCTTATTGTTGTGCTACCAACAGTTGTAGTTCCTGTAAGAGTTACAGGTGTCGGCGCTCCCCAATTGTTTGTTACTGTTATTGTTTGAGAAGCAGTACCTATTGTATCTAGATAATTGAATATAGATTCTAATTCTTCTTTTGATAATTTACAACCACTATAACTTATTTGATATTCTGAGCCATTTAATGCTGCTCTTGTAAGTGATATACAACTTGCAAAAATACCATTAAACTTTCCTGTACTTATCCCAGCACCTGAAATTAATAACGGTACACTTGTAAGAGAAGAGCAACCATTAAACATACTACTCATATCAGTAACAGCCCCTGTATTAAACAGTGGTACAGTTGTAAGAGCAGTACAACCATTAAACATACTACCCATAGTAGTAACAGCTGCTGTATTAAAAAGCGGTACACTTGTAAGAGCAGTGCAACCCTGAAACATACTACCCATAGTAGTAACAGCTGCTGTATTAAAAAGCGGTACACTTGTAAGAGCAGTGCAACCCTGAAACATATTACTCATGAATTGCACAGCCCCTGTATTGAATAGTGGTACTGTTGTAAGAGAAGTACAACCATTAAACATAAGATTCATATTAGCAACAGCCCCTGTATTGAATAGTGGAACACTTGTAAGAGAAGAGCAACTACCAAACATACTAACCATATTAGTAACAGCCCCTGTATTGAATAACGGTACACTTGTAAGAGCAGTGCAACTACTAAACATACTACTCATATCAGTAACAGCCCCTGTATTGAATAGTGGTACAGTTGTAAGAGAAGAGCAACCAGTAAACATACTATTCATGAATTGCACAGCCCCTGTATTGAATAGTGGTACAGTTGTAAGAGCAGTACAACCACTAAACATAAAAGGCATCCTAGTAACAAGCCCTGTATTAAACAGAGGTACAGTTGTAAGAGAAGAGCAACTAAAAAACATACCACCCATAGTAGTAACAGCTGTTGTATTGAATAGTGGTACTGTTGTAAGTGATCTACAGCCAGAAAACATTCCATCTGGTGGAAAACTACCTCCCATAGTAGTAACATTTTGCGTGTTAAATAATGGTACAGTCTGAAGACGGGAACAAGAGGCAAACATACTAGCCATATTAGTAACAGCTGCTGTATTAAAAAGCGGTACGCTTGTAAGAGAAGAGCAAAAATTAAACATGCTCACCATATTAGTAACAGCTGCTGTATTGAATAGTGGTACAGTTGTAATAGACCTGCAACCACTAAACATACTAGCCATATTAGTAACAGCCCCTGTATTAAAAAGCAGTACAGTTGTAAGAGTAGTGCAACTCTGAAACATACTAGTCATATTAGTAATATTAGTAAGATCATTAAAAGATACATTTTTTAATGAAACTAAATTTGCAAATGAATTAGTTAAGTCAGTTAATAATCCTATATTGACTCCAGTGAAACTAACTAAATTTTTACAAAAAGCCAAAGAAGCGGTTGCATTACCAAGAGTTAAACCTGTTAAACTTGGGCAAGATAAAACTATTTCTAATATAGGAGAAGAATCAGGAAATGTAGATCCTGCTTGTGCATACTTTTGGTTAAAGTTTACACTTGTTATATTTTGACCAGCTTGAGGAGTAATGACTACAACTGCCATTTTATAACCATCACTTGTAACGGTGGCATTTAAATCTGGGTCGGTATAAGAATATTCATGTTGAGCCTTAACACCAGATGCAACATTTTCTGTTACACCATCACCCCAATCAACTGTATATGCTCCAGATATTGTAAAAGCGAGAAAGTTAGATTGTTGCGGAAACACTGGCATCAACAAAGCTATTTTTTGCTCTGAAGATATTATAGTCGGCATTGTTAGCCAATCAGCTGGACGTGTCCAAGTGCTTGATGTTGAGCTAGTAGGTGATGGTTGTTTAATACGCAGTCGATCAAATCTATCCTTTTTAAAAAAAGAAGACTTACGTGAGACTAACGGTCCAACTTTATTTCCGTAACGAATACTCATATTAACTTATCCTATTTACATAGCCAAAAACATTAATGCCACTTAATACACTAGCATTTCCATATATAGAAGATCCCGTAGTTCCATCTCCTTGTAAAATTAAACCAGGGCAGATTAATGTATTTCCAGCATAAGCCTCAATAACACCTTCAAATAAAATATCAGTTGAAAAATCTGTACCTCCATATAATAAATTAAACATTATATCTGATGTTGTAGAGTTTGTAGCATACAACCACACTTCATCCATTATGCCTGATGATGCTTGTGTTGTGTGTATTGTTGTAGTGTTAGCACCACTGGCAGCTATAACAATAGACTTGCCATTTGTGCTTTGTGATAATAATTGCTTTGTATATGTTGCCATGATTTTATTTATTTTTTTATAAAAAGATTGAAAGACCTATAATTGTATTTGAGTCATCAGGACCACCTCCTGAAAATAATGTAGCTATATCAACACCACCGCTCAATATTTGACCATTGATATTCAATGATCCATTCATGGTTCCACCATCTGCAAATTGTTGAGCTACAGTACCGCCACCACCGCCATGATATGCTGTATATTTTCTAAGAGCGATTATCTCATTTGATATTTTATTTGATATTTCTTTCTGGAGATCGCTTTTTATTGAATTAATATCAATTTCTTTCTTTTCCCCAGTTTTTTTATTTTCAACAATATATTCTATTGCTTTATTTTCTTTAATGGATTTGATTTCTTTTAAGAGATTATCTCTGCTTTCGTTTATTAATCCAATAAAATACTGTCTGTTTTCGTCTGAAAGATCTATAAGTTTATTTTCAACAACGTCAAGTTTCTCATCGTAATATGTTGTTATGCTATCTTCGTTTTCTTCGATCTTTTCATCAATTATTTTTATGATGTTCTCTTTTAATTCTTTTTGAGTTTCATCAATTTTATTTTCAATATATGTTATTGATTTTTTATTTGATGATACGCTTTTTGAAATTAAATCGTGTAATTCAATTGATTCTTTTTGTACTGATAAAATTTCAGTTTCTAACTTATCTTCGACATTTTTTAAATCAACGCTGGTTGCTTTTTCAGAAAGAGCCGAATCAAAATCATTTTTTATATTTTCAAAAGAAACTTCCGATTGTTGTGAAATTTTATCAATACCATCGTTGATGACTTTGATAACCTGATTATTATAAATTTCTGTTATTAATTCTTTTATTTTATTTTCAAATATTTTTTCGGTATTTGAAAAATCTTCTTCGATTAATTTCTTAAAATCATCAGAAATGATTTCTAATTTCAAATCAATTGATTCATAAATTTCAGAATTATTAATATTCAATCTATCAAATAATTCTTTTTTAATTTTATCTGATACATCGACAAATTCTTCAAACCATGA